ATTTAAGGCAGCACTCATTAATCGTAGAAGTGTAGCAGAAGGTCTTCTACAGCAAGTGATTGATGCAAAAAGAGCAGCAAGAGAATTTCATTATAAGTGGGACGGAAAGGATAAGACGCAACCAATCTGGTGGAAAACACGACAAGGTGGAGAAGAACTCACTTGGTATGATATTGATGAGTTTCATTTTCATCGTATGCTTGAAGGGTTGAATCGTGGATTCAAAGCATGTGTAGAAGAACTTGAGTGTTTTGATAAACTCATCAATCGTTTGATTGAACTAAATGGTGGTAAGTTGATTTCAAGAGAACAGTATAACGAAGACCAACCAAACTATTGGGAACGCAGACTTGCGAATCAATCTTTGGATGATTTACTTGCTGCAAGAACTGGTGTGAATGCTGGTAATATTCGTTCTATGCGTCGTGCAAGTGCTCCTACAGTTCTTCCTGATGATGTAAATCGTACTAAGGGAACTTTCGGTGATCCAAATAATCCTATGGATTTCTTGAATAGTCTTCAGCAGGCAGTTGCTTCTGGTATTGAAGAGATTACAGGTATGGATCAACAACTTCTTCGTGGTGTTGAAGAGCAAGAGCAGAAGCAAATTCCTCAGTCATTATTTAATCCAGACCTTAAAGTAGAGTAAGTTCTATGCCTTTTGTAGGAGATGTTTTTGGTTTAAATGCTGCTTATGATTTGCAGGTTTCAAACATAGAAAAACGTAATGTTTTAAACTGGCCAGAATATCCTACTTATGGTTATTTTGCTGGAGGAACTGCTGTCAATGCTCCAGCACAATCAAGCACAATTACAAGATTAGATCTTGCAACTAATGTAGGTTCTTTACCTGGAAAAAATCTTCCGGCAGCAAGAACTGCAATAGCATCAGTTTCAAATAATTTTTATGGGTATTTTGGTGGTGGATATTTAAATACTTTGGTAAGACTTGATTTTTCAAATGAGACTTCAAGTATTCCTGGAAAAAATTTCACTTTAAATTCAAGAGCATCCCAAGCAGCAGTATCAAATCTTCTTTATGGATATTTTGGTGGTGGATATGCTCCCGGTTTTGCCTCTACTATATCAAGACTTGAATTTTCAAGTGAAACTGTAAGTAACCCTAATATCAACTTATCCCCAAGTAGGGCAAGATTTGCAGCAGTTTCGAGTAGTACTTATGGATATTTTGGTGGTGGATATACTCCAACTCTTGTATCTACAATCACAAGACTTGATTTTAATAATGAAACTTTAACTCTTCCTACAAAAAATTTACCAGCAGCAATAGGAGACCACGCAGGATTATCAAATATTTCTTATGGATATTTTGGTGGTGGTACTGGTGTTTGTACTATTAATAGACTTGATTTTTCAAATGAAACTATAAGTCTTCCTGGAAAAAATTTACCATCAGTAAGAAGAGGACCACTTGTATTTTCAAGTTCTACAGCAACTGGTTCATTAAATGGTTCTTATGGTTATTTTGCTGGTGGTGGAGTTCCTACTGGTAGTGGTATAACTGATATAATACAACGAATTGATTTTGGAACTGAAAATATAGATACTTTATCTGCAACATTAGGTCAACAAGTTAGAAGTGGGGCAGCAGTTGCTAATAGTGGATCATCATTTAGAACAAACTCTAAGACTTATGGGTATTTTGGTGGTGGGTTTTCCCCTCCAAGTATTAATACAATCTCAAGACTTGATTTCTCTAATGAAACTGCAAGTGATACTGGAAAGAATTTACCATCAGCAAGATATGCTTTAGCAGCAACCTCAAGTAATTTTTATGGATATTTTGGTTGTGGTTACCTTATTAACACAATTTCAAGACTTGATTTTTCTAATGAAACTGTAAGTGATACTGGAAAGAATTTACCATCAGCAAGATATGAGTTAGCAGCAGTATCAAGTAGTTCTTATGGTTACTTTGGTGGTGGTTTTAACGGTCCTTCTAGTATTTCTACAATATCAAGACTTGATTTCTCAAATGAAACTGCAAGTGATCTTGGAAGAAATTTACCCACAATTAGAAGTGCTTTATCAGCAACATCAAATAATTTTTATGGTTATTTTGGTGGTGGTTATTCTTACGATTCAAATTTAGAGGAAGGTAATCAATATAATACCATTACAAGACTTGATTTCACTAATGAAACTGTAAGTGATCCTGGAAAAAATTTACCCGAAGCAAGAGCATATTTGACAGCAGTATCAAGTAGTTCTTATGGTTACTTTGGTGGTGGATCTGTACCCTTAACATATATTAATACAATCACAAGACTTGATTTCTCTAATGAAACTGTAAGTAATCCTGGAAAGAATTTACCATCAGCAAGATATGCTTTAGCAGCAACCTCAAGTAATTTTTATGGATATTTTGGTGGTGGTTATTCTCCTCCAAGTATTAATACAATCTCAAGACTTGATTTCTCTAATGAAACTGTAAGTAATCCTGGAAAAAATTTACCATCAGCAAGATATTCTTTAGCAGCAGTCTCAAACTCAAACTAAATAAAAATATCTATAGTATTCTATTATGAATGATATTCTTGCGAATGTTTTAATTCAACCCAAAGTTGTAACAGGGGAAGGATTAAAGTTTTTGACAGATCATATGAGAAACTCTCATAAGGAACAGATGTCAGTTTTTGATGCTGAGAAGAGTGATGAAACAAGAGAAAGACAATCTAAGATAGATCTAAGTGCAAGAAATGTAAAGTGTGCTGATCTTCTTCCAGTCTTTCCACAAGTTAAAGGTCTTCTTGATGATATTGTAAAAAATGTCATCAATCCTTTTTATGGATTTGAGATTCGGGATAGTGAAGAACCTCAACTACTTTGCTATGAACCTGGAGGGCACTATAAACCTCATAACGACGCAGAAGGTTTATGGACAAATCCAGATGGAACTCAAGTATGGAAAAAGACAATTGATCGTGATTTATCCACAGTTCTTTTTTTAAATGATGATTTTGAAGGTGGATATTTTTCTTTTCCTGATTTAAGAATTAAGATTAAACCAGAACCTGGACTTCTTGTATGTTTTCCATCATCAAGATGGTTCACACATATGGTAGAACCTGTGACTTCTGGAAATCGTTATACTCTTGTAACTTGGATGAGAGTGAAAGGATTTAAAACAAAGGACGAAATAGATAAAGAACTTGCCGATAAATACAATATAGAAGTTTATTAAAAATGACTCAACTCGTCAAACACTACTGGATCAATCGTGATACGGGTGGATGGGCAACAGACACCCCATATGGTTTGATGATGCCTAATATTAGAGGATTAGAAACAAAGATTTCTCTTTTTACTCAAGAAAGAGTTCCTTTTTTCTTATCAGAAGTTCCTGATTATTTTGAATATGAAGTTACTGTTTCTCAAGAACAACTTACCGAGTATCAAAATAACTCAAATATTACAGTCGTAAGTTCAACCGAAAGACAAATTGAAGTTCCTGTTTTTGATCGTCCAGGTGCAGAACCAACTGGAGAAACAAGAACAGAAAATGTTTATGATGTGGTTTATAGAGAGTCTTATATTCTTGAAGAATCTGAAGGTCTTCAAATTTTAACACAGCAAGAATGGGATGCTGAAATTTCCGTATTTGATTCTCATAGAACTCAAGAAAGATATGATATTCTAAGAGAAATTCGTGATAGAATATTAGAACTGACTGATTGGATGGTGATTAAAGATTTGGAACGGAGTGAATCTATATCTGCAGAGTTTAAAACTTGGAGACAAGATTTAAGAGATCTTCCAAATTCTCAAACATTCCCAACAGGATTTCCAACTTTACCAACCGAACTTCAAAATCATTCTGAAATTAATGCTTTGTATGTTAGGTTTGATGAAGTGAAATCCATTTCTATGATTCACGATCCTTTGAGCAACTCATAACATTTTTGATTTTTATCATACGCATATTCCGCACATTTTCCATTCTTTCTTACAAAATGAAGAAAGAGTTGCATAAACCTATCATGTTCATGAGTTCTTAAAGGACTTCTCCAGTGTGGTACATCCATTCCAAGATATGCTAAACCACATCCAACTGGAGTTACAACTGATTGTTTCTTACCTTCTAAGTCTTTAAGTTTAATTGGCCACGCAGCATCTCCACAGATGTTCATCGTTACTGATATTTCACAAGAAGGACGATCTGTATGGCAATTCATCCATCCTTTATTATGATATGTTGTAGAAAACCAATAAGACGGTATGAGTTCCTCACCAACAAGATTTTCTAAAACTGGTTGAATTCTTTTCATCACAAATGCACATGCTGGTGGTGCATAGCAAGTCAAAACTCTACCTCTTTCTTTATCCCAATGCCCCTGTAAAGACCCCAAATCACTTACAGCACCAATCAAATTTTTATATTTTATTTGTATTGCTTCTTCTTTTGTGATAATATTGGGAATATAATACCACCCTTTTTTCAAAAAATCACTCATACTTTTCTTAGTTAAATAGTCATATATTTAATATTTATTTTGATAGTTTATGGATAATTTTGTCAAACTTGCATTGGAAAGAGGGGGAATAATCAAACCTTTAATGTTTGATTCAAAAGATTTTACAGGACCTTCTTTAAATAATCCATCTGTTTTAATTGTAAATGATAAAATATTAGTTAATATTAGAAATGTTAACTATACATTGTATCACTCAGAACTGGATAGATTTGAACATATCTGGGGTCCATTGACATATGTTCACCCAGAAGATGATATGCATCTTAGAACTTGGAATTACATTGCTGAGTTGGATGAAGACTTAAATGTAGAATATTATTCAAAAATAGATACTTCAAAGTTTCCTGATCAAGAACTTTGGGAATTTGTTGGACTAGAAGATGGTCGTTTAGTGAATTGGGAAGATAAAATATACTTATGTGGAGTAAGAAGAGACACAACACCTAATGGTGTTGGGAGAATGGAAATGTGTGAACTTGAATTTGATAATGAATCCGTAAAAGAAATATCAAGATACCGGATTCCAGGACCACCACCAGACGATGAATATTGCATGAAAAATTGCACTCCAATAGAAGGGAAACCATTTCATTTAATTAAGTGGACCAATCCAACTTGCATTATGAAATTTGACCCCAATGGAGGAGAAACAATAGTTCAAGAAACTACCTCTTATGTCCCTGGATATAATGACATGAGGGGTGGTTCCCAAGTTATTAAATATAAAGATGGTTACTTAACCATAATTCATGAAACTGATCTGTACGATTCGGTTCAGGGAAGAAAAAATGGAACATATAGACATAGATTTGTTTATTGGAATAATGATTTTACTGAGCAAAGATTTTCAAAATTATTTTCTTTTTTGAATATGAAAATAGAATTTTGTTGTGGTTTGACAAAATATAAAAATGATTACTTAATTACATTTGGTGCATCAGACAATGCTGCATATATTTTAAAAATTTCTGAGTCTTTTCTGGAGGATTTTATCAATGAATGAACTAATTGATTTTTGTTTGGATACAGAAAATCCTGAAACAAATTATAGACTAGCACAATGGTATGAAAAGCAAAATCATACTGCATCTGCTCATGTTTATTATTTTAGAACAGCAGAAAGAACAGATAATAAAAATCTTGCGTATACTTCACTTCTTCGTTCTTCAATTTGTTATAAAAGTCAAGGCAAAAGAGACGCAACTGAAAAATTATTAATCCATGCTGCGTTATCTTATCTACAAGAAAGACCAGAAGCATACTACTTTCTTTCTTTATTTTATCAGAGAAAGGAAGAATGGGATCAATGTTATTTGTATGCAGACTTTGGATTAAAATGTTATGAAAATGAAATAGATTCAATAGATTTACCAGAATTTCAAGGAAAATATGCACTCATTTATCAAAAAGCACTTGCCTCTTGGTGGTGGGGAAGAGGAGAAGAAAGTAAAAAACTTTTTCAGAGTCTTAAGGATGAATATTGGAATGTAATGAACGATGATTATAAAAATCTTGTTGGTGAAAAGATGAATGCTTTCTTTGGAATTTCTGAAGAAATTTTAAAATCAGAAAATCAATTTGATTTAAAAAAATTTGATTGGGGAAGTACTGACAATGAATATATTGAACTTTTCACAAGAGAAAATTTTATTGAGCATACTTATGAAAAGCATTTTTCAGTAGAAAAAGATGATATTGTCTTAGATGTTGGATCTAATTGTGGTTCTTTCACTTGCTCCATATTAAATAATAAACCAAAACATGTCTATTGTTTAGAACCCTCTTTGAATTTAGTAAATGCATTAAAAAATAATATTTCAAATAGAAATAATATTACAATAATCCCTAAAGCATTATCAGACACTAATAGTGAAATTTTATCTAGAGATAAAGTATTCATTTATTGCGATGAGCAAGAAGTTTATCAAACTATAACGTTCAATAAACTAATAGAAGAATATAATATATCTAAAATTGATTTTTTAAAAACTGATTGTGAAGGTGGAGAATATTTTATATTTACTCCAGAAAATGCTAATTTTATTAAAAATAATGTTAAAAAAATTGCAGGAGAGTTCCACATCTATAGTTTCTGGGAAGACGCAATAGAAAGATTTAAAACTTTTAGAGACCATTATCTTAAAGATATTAGATATTCTGGAAACTTTCATGTATACGAAAGATGCGGAAAAGATGTAACTGAAAAAATTTTTGATGATTCTTATTTAATTGAATTCAAAAATTGGTGGATGGATGTCAATCCTTACTTTTGTCAATTTTTAGTATATGTTGATTATGGAAAAATCAATGAGCAAAAAAGATACATTATGGAAAATTTACAAGTTGATAATTCAATTTTACAAGTACATAAATTGGATAAAGGTAATAATTCACAAGAATGTTTTAAATTTTTAACAAATCCAAAACATACGACATGGATTGTAGATAATTTTTATGACAATCCAGATGAGATTCGTAAGTTTGCTTTAGAGCAAGAATTTGGAGATGAAAGTGTAATTACTGGATTTGTTGGAAGAAGAACATTTAATCAATTTTTATTTCCCGGATTAAAAGAAGCATTTGAGTCTGTAATGGGTAAAAAAATTACAAGATGGGAAGAGCACGGAATGAATGGAAGATTCCAAATTTGTTGGTCTGGGGAACGACTAGTTTATCATTGCGATGAACAAATGTGGGGAGGTATGATTTATCTAACTCCAAACGCACCCTTTCAATGTGGAACCACATTATATGCTGATAAGAAAAATAGAGCAAGAACTTATTATGATCCAGGTTGGGATGAATATTGGGCAAATACTCCAGGAGATTGTCATTTAGATAGAACACCTTTTGAACCTGTAGACGTTCTTGGTAATGTTTACAATCGTCTTGCAATTTTTGATGCAAGTT